ATAGGCCTCATCCGGCTCCGCTGGTTCCTGGGGAAGGTATTTCGTCTTCACGCCACGGAGCATGTGGAATGCGTCGTAGGCGCGATCAAGGTCTTCCTGCAGCTCACGCAGGGTTGGATGCCGGTAGGAGGGCAGCCGTGGATCATCGCCTGGCGCGTCGATGTTCAGCTCCACCACCTGCAATCGCTACGGATCTGTTGCTGGAGTTTTCCGGTAGAGGCCAGGCCTGTGCCGAAATGGAGTGACCCCGCTCTGGGTCGGCCCGGCGGGCGCGGGGTGTTGCTGCTCTCAGTCCGACATCATCCCGTGCCCGCCGCCCATGGTCCGACCTGGCCCGAAGGTGCCGGTGTTGTAGCCGTAGGTGGGCTGGGCCTCGCGAGGCGTGCGGCTGGCCCGGCGCACGTGATCCTCCAGGTCCTTGATGTAGTCGTAGCGGCGGGCGTAGTGGGGATCGTTGGTCATGGCTGACGCGAATGGTGTCGCGATCAGGTTTCCGATGGTGTGTGGTTGGGGCTATCAGACCAGGCTCAGCTGCCAGCTGTAGGCGCTGGATAGCGGCAGACCTGCATCGGTGCGGTGGGATGGGTTGAGCCTGCGGGCCAGGGCGCTTGAGACTTCGGTGCTGATCGCATCCCACCAGAGCTGGCAGGCCTCGCGGTGGCTGCCTGCTACGACGTGGACGCCTTTGGGCAGAGGCGGGCGCTGGGGCTGGGTGAGGGATTCCAGGAACCAGCCGTCCATCCAGACAGCGAAGCCTGGGCTGATCCAGCGTGCCAGGTCAATTGCAACTCGCGGGTGAATCCAGGTCCCTTGGTCTGAGCCTCCCTGTCTGGTCTGCACCAGACCACCAGAACCCGTTACTGGGATCCCAGTAACGGAAGAAAGAGTCTCAATGTAAGACGAGGCCCGATCGGTTTCAAAGTAGTTGTTCCACCTCTTGCTGTTGGCCTTGCACATCGTTGTGGCATTCACGTAGCCATCAGTTGTGCGCCGCTCGATCGCGGTGCCGTGCCAGTAGCGCGACTCCAGGCCATTCGCGACGATCTGCTCAGGGACGGCCCAGGCTACTGGCATCTCGATTTCCTCCATGATCTGCGGCTGAACTACCGCAGCCACCAGGGCAGCGCCAGGATCAGCCTCGGGTGCGCCACGACGGCGCCGCTGGTAGGCACGCATGCCGCAGCGGCTGCTGCACCACTTAGCGGCCTGGTGCTTGGCGGTGAAGCTGGCCCCACAGCAGGGGCACTCGCGGGTGAAGGTGCGCATCGCTCAGGCCTCCGCAAAGGCGATGGACAGGCTGCGCAGCTGCGGGAACTCGCGCATGGCGTGATCGACAGCGGCTCGCGCTTCGGCCATGGAGTCGAAGTCGTTGGGATAGCCCAGCTCCCACAGGGCGCGATCGATCGCGTCCGCAAATGGGCCACAGTCCCACGCAGGGGACGGCGTGCAGGTCTTCATTTGGAATCTCACAGACAGAACGCCAGACACTGCTGCCTGACTCCCGAACCATAGCCCAAAAGGAAAGGCCCGGCAACGCGCCGAGCCCAACCCAGTGAAACCGGGCCTCCAGTACGGTTTCAGAGTGGGCTGTCTGGCACCCCACTCACCGCGTCCGTCCTTACGGATGGGACCGACCCGGCAGCATCAGGCTACCGGCGGATCCTCCACCACCAGGCGGTAGCGGCCATCTGGCAGGTGCTCGACTCGATACCAGGCGCCGGGGTTGTCGTGAACGTAGACCGCACCGAGGGCGCGGGCCTCGGCCTCAGTGTCGAACTCCAAGAGGCTTTCCATGGCATGGCAGTGGTGGTGTGGTGGTGTTCACAGGGTAGGTGTTGCGGTTGGGCAATGGCAACGCTGCAGCGGATACGGAGCGAGAAAGCCCGGCGGTGGGCCGGGCGGGGTGGGTGGTGGTGGGGATCAGGCGCGGAAGGCGCCGTTCTTGATCAGGTCAGACCAGATGCTGCGGGCTTCCTCGCGTGTCATCTGGAACTGGCCGGTGATTTTCAGTTGGCCGGCGGCGTAGCCCTTGCGGGTGCGGACTGGTTGAGGTGCGCGGCGGGTGACGGCAACACCTTGGGCGTGGGGGCAAAACTCGAAGGTCTGGCAGTTGTCGAGGCAGAGGGTGTAGGTCATGGCTGGCGAGTGGTGGTGGTTGATGGGACACTAACTCTGGGTGGCGCCTGGCAGCTTGATCTGTGTCGCTTCTGGTCAGCCTGCCGTCCGCCACGCCAAGCTCGTCGGACGGCTTAGCCGGCACCGGCAAGCCGATGTATCCACACCCAGGCCATGGCCCGCACGTACCGCCGAGACTCACGAGGACGCTTTGCCGGTGGCGGAGGCGGGGGGGCAGTGGCCGTGGAGCCACTCGCATGGGCTCTATTGCGGGGGTCACCCGCAGCACTCAGTCAGGGCGGACCGCTCGACTAAGTGCCGCCACGGCCAAAGCCGAAGCCAAGGGAGCGAAGCAGCGATCACAGCGCGACCAGGCTGACTCGCTGCGACGGGCTTTCGGGGTCCGCTACGCATCCAATCAGGCTCCGGCTGGCCTTCGCGCCATGGCGCGGGGGAAACGCCAGGAAGCCAATCAGGGACGACAGCTGGTCAAGGCGATCGGCCGCGAACGCCGCAGCCTCCTCCGTCGCGGCTCTCGCCGTGGTGGCGCTGGCTAAACCGAAAACCTAAACCAACGTACTTTAGCCATGGCACGCACGCCGCCAAGCTCACCGTGAAATTGGTTCAGCTCGTGCTACCCGATCGCGCTTACAGCGCCGCCGCACCCGCTGACGCTTAAGCCGTTGCGGTTTAGAATCCACAACAGCCACCTGCCACGCATGATCTCGTGAGCATCCTCACCGCCGATCGATCAGGTGGCCACGTGCTTACGGATCCGCTTCAGCTTTCAAGCCTCCCACCCTCTGCCCTCTACACCCGCAGCTTCGGCGACTACATCGCCGCAGTCTTCCCCTCATTCCCCTTCACCCAGCACACCAACCGCCTCATCGCCATCGCGCAGCGCGTGGCCGATGGTGAGCTCCCACGGCTGATGGTGGAACTGCCACCACGGCACTTCAAGTCCACGATCTTCAGCCGGTTCCTGCCGGGATACTTCCTCCGCCGCTATCCAGATCGCACCTGGGGCCAGGGTGCCAACACCCAGACCCTGGCCGCAGAGTTCGGCGAGGCCGCGCGGGATTACTTCCTTGCCTCTGGTGGCACCCTGTACCCCTCCAGCACCGGCAAGGATCGATGGAAGACCGCTGGCGGCCTAGGCGGGTTCTGGGCTGCAGGCGTTGGCAAGGGCACCGGCCTGCCGGCTGACTTCCTGAACGTGGATGACCCGATCAAGGGCCGCGAGGAAGCCGAGAGTGCCGCCTACCGCAGGCAGCTCTACAACTGGTGGTCAACCGTGCTCAACACCCGCGAAGAACCCGGCGGCATCAAGCTGATCACCCACACCCGCTGGGCGGAGGCCGACCTGATCGGCTGGCTGCTGCAGCAGGTGGAGCAGCTGGAGCGCGACGGCGACGGCGATGCGGCTGAGCCCTGGCATGTGATCAGCCTGCCGCTGATCGCTGAACCGGTGATCAAGCCGCTGCCGGCACTGGTGACGCGCGAGGCCGATGATCGGCTGCCTGGCCAGGCACTCGACCCCAGCCGGTATGACGAAGAGTGGGCCCGCAAGAAACGCCTGAACACGCCCACCCGCGACTGGGAGGCGCTGTATCAGCAGCGGCCGACGCCCGGCAAGGGCACGATTTTCAGTGCGGAGATGTTCCGCTACTACGGCACCGCCGATCGCCCCGGCCAGTCGGGTGATGCCACCCTCCCCGGCCGGTTCGTCAGGCGCCTGGCATCGATCGACTGCACGTTCAAGGATTCAGCCGGCACCGACATGGTGGCGTTTACGCTCTGGGGCCAGGATGCCGCCGGCCTATGGCTGCTGGACATGATCAACCAGCGGCTGGACTTCGCCGGCACGATGGACACCATCGCCGCACTGTGGCCGCGTTGGGGATTTGGCGAGCTGCTGGTGGAAGACAAGGCGAACGGTCCCGCAGTGATCAGCACCCTCAAGCGTGCCGCTGCAGGGTTCAGCGTGATCGCCGTGAACCCGATCGGCGGCAAGATCGCCCGCGCCAATGCGGCCACGCCTGAGTTCAACCAAGGCCGCGTCTGGCTGCCGCGCCATCACCCGCTGCTGCAGGTGTTGGTGTCGCAGCTGGTGCGGTTCCCTGGCGACACGTTTGATGACTTGGTGGACTCCACCACCCAGGGCGTCAACTACGTGCAGGGCACCGGCCCGATGCGTGTCTCCACGGTCCACTACGGCCGTGCCGGCGACGCAGCCGCGCCTGATCCATTCGCTGATCAGGACACCTTCAAACCCCGCCGGCGCACGTTCAGCGGCGCTGGAGGGTTCCGCTGATTCGTTTACCCACCACACCCCGGCAACCTCCGATGACCGCACCAGCCACTACGGATGACGCGCTTCGAGGATCTCCCGCAGGCATCCCCCCAGCAGCTCTACCGCAAACAGGTCAGCGGCCAGTGGCGGCAGACACCCCACCGGCTGGAGGGCAAAAACTTCGGCGGCGCGTGGCATCCGATCCCGACAGCCCTGCGCGGGCCGGGGCGGCTGCTGCTGGTGAACGGCAGGGTGTTCGCACCCGAGCAGTAACCAACGGATTCCCGCTGCCTACTGCCACCTCCGAGGATCTGGTTACCGCCAACCTGGGCCTGGCCCGGCAGGCCGCCTGGCGGTTTCACCGAAAGACCGGCCAGCCGTATGACGACCTGGAGGCCATCGCGTTCGTTGGCCTGATCCGTGGCTGCAGGCGCTACGACCCGCAGCGGCTCAACCCCGGCAGCGGCCAGCCCTATGCGCTGAGCACGATTGTCTGCCCGTTCATCAACGGCGAGATCCTGCACTGGTTCCGCGATAAGGGCCATGCGATCAAGTTCCCGAACAAGTGGCGGGAGAAGTGGGGGAAGGTGCAACGGCTGATGGGTGATCCGGCGCTCACCACCCAGGACGTGGCGGAGCAATCCGGCCTCAGCATCGAGGAGCTGGGCGAGATGCTCGGCAGCATGACCGGCACCGCCAACCTGGACGACATCCATGGCGCGGACGGTTACGACGTGCCCGAGCTGGAGCTGCCCAGGATCGACCCGCTCAAGGATCTGGTGCTAAGCGCATGGGAGAACATCCATCCCGCCGATCGCGGGCTGCTGCTGAAGTGGTGGAGCAACCCGCGCCGGCTGGCATACCCTGCCGGGCCCATGGAGCAGTTCCACCGGCGGGTGAAGGCAATCCTGCAGGGCCGGCGGATATCGGAGGTGCTGCAGCTGGGACTAGCGGTGAGCGTGCCGCTGGTGACGCCTGAGCCGAAGCCGCCGAGGGCCAGGCGTTCGCGTAAGGCGCTGGAGACGGCAGCGCTGCAGCTGGGGCTGATGGTGGCGTAACCGATTGTGAAGATGAGCCGCAGGCGTTGCCCTGGTGTCCGACACGGGTTACAGTAAGTGCATCGGAGCCGAGAGGTTCCACCACTCCACCGCCAGCCATGGCCCTTGCCATCATCCGCTCCTTCACTGCAGACGACGACGCAGCACTGACCGCATCGGCCCTGCGCTTCGCTGAGCGCCATCGCCTCAGGCTCGACATGGAGGACCGCCCCTGGGAGGAATTGCAGATCGAGCTGTGGGCGCTTCCCGCCACATGGTCAAAAACGAGGCAGCTGCGCCGGCTCTGGCAAGCCTGCCTGTGCCGGGCCCTCCGCATGCCTGTTTCCGCCGCCATCACCGTGGCCTACGGCTACGTCGGCTACCACGTCAACTGATCCCACTCCACGGCCCGCCGGAGTCGTACCCAATCCGGCCATCAGCCACTCGCTATCGCCGACATGAACATCAACCACGCCCCCTGCCCTGACCGCTGGAGGGCCGCATGTGCCGCCGCCCGCGCCGCTGGCCAGCCTGAGCCCAGCTGGTTCAGTTGGATGGCAGAGCCGCAGCATCGACCATCGGCCATCGCTGACGACTTTGCGTCGTTGGCCGCTGGTGACGGTTCCATGTGGCAGGTGTAATGC